TTACTGGGTATTTTTCAACCGCTTCCATTATATTCATATCACCTGTAACCATTTTTTATCCTCCTTAATATTGTTTATTATTTTAATATAATTTATTATATTAAAATTTACAATTTTTGTCAAGAATATTTAATTTGAATATTTTTAAAGATTAAAAATAATTTTTAGACCACCAACTACTAATCCTGTAACTGCACCAGCAGCAGCACCAGCAATTTTTCCAATAGTTTTTCCTTTTTCTCCTAAAATTAATTCTCCTATCGTTCCACCTATACTAGAACCTTTAGTTACACCTTCTTCAATAGCATCACTCAATTCTGAAATAATGTCAATTTTATAATTTTTCAAGTTATCATCATCTTCCCACATAGCAGGATTTTTATTTATATTTTCTATATAAGGTAATCTTTTATTTTTAGGAGTTAATTTTATTATATAATAAAGTAACTTTGAAAGATTATATGGTTTTTCTTGAGAGCCACCTTCCTCTTTAAAACCAGCACTATAATAAATTGGAGTAATATCTAAACCAGTTCCTTCTTTTATACGTTCATGAACTGATTTAACTTTCTCATCAAGAAATTCAACTAATTCAGGTTCAGGTTTATTTTCTTCATGATTCCAATATCTACCTTTCATAGCAATATCAGCCTGATTTATAGCTATAAGAACTCTATTTTTATCTTCACCAAGGTTAGGAATAATAACATTATTAATAAGTTCATAAGAAGTACCAAGATCTCTTGAACTTCCATCTAAAATAATCAATACTAAATCTATTAGTAAGTTTCCTTTTTCATCTTTTTCAAGTAATTTATTAATGATATTTTTTGTATGTCTAGCATCAGCTTCTTTTCCATCACCTAAACCAGGAGTATCCCATAAAACAAGATTTCCTAGAGTATAATTAGTTATTTCCATTGTTTCTGGATCTGAAGTTACACCAACTTTAGCAACTTCCATATTAAATAAAGCATTGATAGTTGAACTCTTACCTGCACCAGTTGCACCAGTTATCATAAGATTTAGTTTTTGTTCTTTTAAATGTAAAAAATTTTTTTTTAACTCATTTTTTTCAGTTTCATTAATATCAGTTTTATCTATATTTTCTTCCATTTTATCTAAAATATTTTTTTCCACTATAAACCTCCATTAATTTCAATAAATATTTAAAATAAAAAATAGACTTATTCATTATCTCATAAATTTTCTTTTTTCAGTAGGCATATTATTAATGATAAAATCAAAAACGGCTTTGACATTCCAATTATATTCAGCTGAATAATAAACAGGTGTAAATATATCTACTCCAGTTGCTTCTTTTACACGCTCTTTTATGGAAATAGCTTTCTCATTTAAAAAAGATATTAATTGTGGATCAGGGCTTTTTGTAATATTATTCCAATAATAACCCTTCATTGCAATATCTGCTTGATTTATAATTACCAATATTCTGTCTTTTTGAATGTTAGGTATAATTATTTCGTTTAATAATGTATAAGTTGTTCCCATATCTCTAGTAGAACCCTCTATAATTACTATAACTAAATCAATAAAAGCATACATATGCTCATTTACAAAATATGTTTTATGAAGAAGATCTGTTATCTTTTTTTTATGAATTTTATCTATTTCTATACCATCGCCTAAACCAGGAGTATCCCAAATTCTAAAATAATTATTTAAAGCATAAGCGTCTAATTCCATAGTTTCAGGATCAACACCATCTCCAACTTTAGCAACTATTTTTTGAAAAAAAGCATTTAATGTAGTTGACTTTCCAGCACCAGTTACACCAGTTATCATAATGTCTAAAGGTCTTACTCCTATATAACTAATCTTTTTATTTATGTCATTTTCTCTATAGGTATTGAATTTTATATCATCCATTTATTTTATTCCTTTAATTATATAAATCTATAGATTAATCAAAAATTGAATCCCAGACCCCACCTAAAAATCCACAAACACTACCCACAGCTCCACCAATCACTTTCCCAACTACTTCACCTGGTTTTCCTAAAAGACTTCCTATTTCTCCACCATAATAAACACCATTAAAAATCCCTTCTTGTAGGGGGTAATATGAAATAATAAATTTAATATTTTAAATAAAAATAGCTTTAATAATAGAATTATAGGGTCTTGTTAGTGTTAATTAGAAGTGTAACTGAGTGATAAAAAGTGATAATTTCTGAGAAAAAATAGTAAAAATTTTTATGTTTACACAGAGGAAATAAGAAAATATAAAAATATTCAATAAAATTTAAAACTCATTCAATAGGGAGCTAAAGGCTCTTTTTTTATTATTTTATTACCATTCACTTCATGTGCAAAAGCTAAAAAATAACACTTTTTAAAAGAAGCCTGCACAGATAGAAAAATACTGAAAAAATGAATATTAAAAAAACAGCTAAAAAAAATCCTTGTTGTGTAAGTGGATCTTTTTAGCTAAAAAATAGCTTTATATCTTTAAAATACCAAAATAAAACATTATAAAAAGACTGGCTAAAAACTTAAAATAAAAATAATATAATAAAATCAATATAAAACAACTTGTCATTATATAATGACAAGTTGAAATAGAACACTATTAATAATTTATATTATTTTTTATATTGGTAAATAAAGAAAAAATATAAATATATTTTATAATTAAAAAAATTAGAAAATCAACCCAATCAAAAAAAGTTTTATAAATCAATATAAAACAACTAGTGATAAAATTATCACTGGTTGAAATAGAACACAAGAACTAGACTGTATAATCATAAATACCCACAACTTTTCCAACTATTCTAAAATCATCATCATCAGTTACTATTATAGGCTTATAATTAAGATTTAAAGATTTTAAAACTGTTTCTTTGGTAATTGGATTATAATGATATCTTTTACAAAAAACATTATCATTTAATAAAAATATCCCTATCATACCACTATCAAGTTGAGGAATATTTTGAACTAATAATAGATCACCATCATTAATTTTTGGTTCCATTGAATCACCAGAAACAAATGTCCCAAAATCAGCATTTTTAGCTATAACTGATGGTAACTTAATCCAATGTGTAGCTTCTTCTAAAGCTTCTTTTCCATATCCTGCACTTACATCTGAAAGAATAGGAATTTTTAACATTTCTATATTTTCTTTTGAGTCATCTTCATCAAAAAAGCTTTCAAAAGGAACATTAAATAAATTAGCTAATTTTTTAAGTGTTCCTATAGAAATATCCTTTCCTTTTTCATAGCCAGCATATGTTGGTTTTGTTATATCAATTTTTTCAGCAACTTCTGTTTGAGAAAGTCCTAAATTATTTCTATATTTTTTTAATTTTTCTGAAATATCAAACATTTTTTCCCTCCTTTCAAAAAAGAAAAAAATATTTTCTATATTTTTGTTGACAAGATAAAAAAATTATACTATAATCACATCATAAGGAAAATATTTTTATCTAAAAAATATAAAAGATAAATATTTTTACCAAAATACCTATAGAATAGTAAAATTATTTATTTAATTATAACATTTTTAAATCTTAGATACAAATATATTTTACATATCTGTATCCTAGATACTAAAAATCAATCTGTAAAATCTTTAAATAGGTTTTATTTTTTAAAATCACTTTTCTAAAAAATATAAAAAAGTGAATAGAAAAAAATATAAAAAATAGAAAAGGGGGGACAGAAGTACATAGGACATTGGCAATTGAAACACTATACTAAAAAAGAAAGGAGGAGTGCCTATAGAAAAATTTAAGAGTTAAATTGGATAATTAAAATTAATTGGATGGAGGAAAAATGAAAATATCAAAAGTATTAATAAATGAAATATCAAAGCTAAGTAAAGCTGATTGGGAAAAAGTAAAAACTAATATAGATTATATGTTTTCTATGGAAGAAACAGAAAGAAGTAAAGAACTTTACATTTCTAGCAATAAGATAGAAGAAAAGATAAAGAGTGGACCTTGTCCAATAGAGATAGAAAGACCTGATAGATTAAAAGGATTTGCTCTATTAAAAACTGAAGGATAAAAAGATGATTATAAAATTTATAATAACTATTTTTGAATTAATTGGAATATTCTTATTTTTATACATAGTAATAATAGCAATTATAGGAAAAGTATTTTTTGATAAAGATAAGGAGGAGCTTATAGAAGAAACAAAGGAACTAAAAATAGACTTTAAAAGATTAAGCAAATTTAAAAAGGGGGAATATATACCAATAGAAGAAGTTATAACAGATTTTAACTGGTTTGATTTACAAATAGCAATAAAAGAACAAGCTCCCAATATAGAGCTTTGTTATATAGTGAGAGCTTTTGGAAGCACAGACTTCAAGATATTAACTGTTGATGAACTAAAGGAGTTAGATGATAATAAAAAACTAGATAATTTATTCATTAGTCCATTATTTAAAATCTTATAAAGGAAGTGATAAGAATAAGGATATTAACAAAATTTGAAACTGATATTGATAAAGTAAATAGATTATTAGAAGAAGGGTGGGAGTTTGAGCAAATATTCAGAGGAATAAATAAAGAAATATACATATTACATAAATATATTCAAGAGGAGGAAGACATAAGGAAAGAAAAAAGAAAAGAATCAATATTCACTTTAATAGGAGAAATAACAACATTTTTAATTATTTTAATAATCATAGTTGGGGGACTAAGAAAATATTTTTTTAATACATAATCATTGAATCTAAGGGGGAATGCTTATAGAAAACTTTAAAACTTGAATAACAATAAAAAAATAATTAAATGGAGGAAAAATGGATAAAGAAAAAGATTTAATTGTTGAGGCTTTAAAAAATTTAACAGAAATTGCATCAGAGCAAAGAAAAGTTATTGTTAATTTAGCTACTGAAAATAAATTATTAGAAAAAAGAATTAAAACTTTGGAAAATAAGAGTGAAGAGAAAGTAGTAGATTATATATTTAGCTTAATAGGTAAAGGGATAATACTTAGTTTTTTATTAAGTTTAGTAATTACCTTTGCACTTTGGATGAAAGGTGAAATTCCTATAAGATAAAAAATCAAATATTGAAAGGAGATTAAATGTTAGCAAATATAAAAGAAATAACAGAATTAAAAGATTACCAAGAGGTAAACAAAAGACTAAAAGAAGAATGGCAACTATTAGGAATATCTAATAAAAATAATGAAATAACTTACATTTTAGGAAGAAAGGAAAGAGGAGAAAAAAATCAGACTGGGATAATATGGAAACAATAAAAGCTTATAAAGAAAGAATAAAAAAATTAAATAGTTTAGGAGAACAATTAACACAATCTAAAAAACTATATATTGGCGATGGAATAATAGTAGAGATTGGAGAAGAAAATGAGCAATAAAAATAGCTTAGTAAAGTTTGGAGAAACTGAGCTTCAATTAACAATCAATCCTAATAATGAAATTGAAATGGATATTGAAGAACTTGCAAAAGCAGTAGGAATATTAAATTCTGGTAGTATTCGGAATCTTATCATACAAAATCCAAACTTACAAGAAAAACAATATTCATATTTAAAGAAAGTTCTAAATAATGAAGGGGGAATCTTAAAGAAAAGGGAAAAAAGAATATTTACAGAAGCAGGAATCTATGAGGTAGCTTTCTTAGCTAATACTGAAAGAGCTAAGGAGTTTAGAAAGTTTATAAAAGAGTTCTCAAAACAAATGCTTACAAAAATAAAGAAAAATGAAATGGTTTTATCTTCAGGAGTACCAGCAACATTTGAGCCTAAACTGGATAAAATGATGTCTCTTATAACTAAAAGAGATGAAGAAATAAACACAATTTTTGAATTTTTTGAAAAATCACAAGACTTTTTTAAAAAAGTGGAGGAGATGGGAGAGGATATAAAACAAATCAAAAGAAAAATAGACACAATAATAGAGGTTGTAAATGATTTAAGTGATGAAGTCTATGGAGCAGACATAGAAAATGAAAATAATGAAGGATATGGAGATGATATAGTTATTGAAAATGAATAAATTTTATTTTGACTTACTAAGTTTACAAACAGAAATGGCATATAGAGATTATTCAGTAGCAACACAAAAGATATATAAAAAGGCAGTACAAGATTTTTTAGAAGCAACAAATAAGGAAGTGATAGATGTAAAAAAAGAAGATGTACTTAGATACTTAGATAAAAAATTAATGGACCTATCGGTAAATACAGTATTAGTAGAACTTAATGCCTTAGAGTTTTTCTTTGAGGAAGTGCTAGGTTTAGATATAACTGAAAATATTAAAAGATATAAAAGAGTCTTTAAGGTTAAGGACTTCGTAACAATGGAGCAGTTCAATATATTGCAAAACTCAGTACCAGAAAGAGAAAGACTTATATATCAAATCATAAAAGAAAGAGGTCTTTTTTTTAAGGAAATAGTGGAAATAAAAGTTGAAGACATAGACTATTCAAAATCAACTTTATTAGGAAAAAAGATAAGTAGAGATCTAGCAAGGGATTTATTAAAGTATGCTGAAAAATATGAGTTTGAAAATAAAATTTTTCAATTAGATTTTACAACTCTATACTATTGGAATACTCAAAATACTGAAAAATACTTAGGCAAAAGTTATTCTATTGATGATTTAAGACATTCAATAGCATTGGAACTATATATAAAATGTGGAAAAGAAGAGGAGGCAATGGAATATTTAAGAAATAAAGATGTATACAGTGTAAGACAATATTATAGGAGAGCAGGTTATCAATATTACAATGATTAAAATGAAAAAAGACATCACCCCTCGCCAAAGTTGTGATGTCTACAACAAAACATTCATTTTGATTATATCAAAAAGGAGAGCAAATGAAAAGAGAAATTTATATAAAAGGAATGCTGGAATATTTAAAGAAGCATCCAACAATATATAGAAAGATGATTTTAAAGTTAGAAAAGGAGCTTGAAAATGTGTATAGAACAGAAGGTAGAGCAATATAGAGAGAAGTTAATAAGAATAATTGAATTAAAAAAGAAGTTGATAGATTCAGAAATAAGTTTACAAAAGGTAATGATTGAACTTAATCTAAGTCAATACGAGTTTAAAAAACTTTTAAATGGAGAATTAGAAGAAAGAGAAGCTGAAGTTTTAGCACTATGTGAAAAGACACCAGGATATATTAAAAATAGAGATAAAAAAGTAAAGACTTTTCAAAAGTTACTATTACAAAGAGATTTGACATTGAAAGATTTTTGCAATAAAGAAAGATTAGATGAAAAGAAAGTATATAGAGCATTAAGAGGACTAAATGTTGAAAGAGATATAGAAACTGAAAGAGGTATTGAAAGAGCTTTGAAAACGAGAATCTTTTAGAAAGGGGCTTTTATGGAAAAAGGATACTTAATAGAAGATTTACAAAAAATCTTAGGAAAAGAAAGAACCCAAACTCTAAGATTTGCTAAGGCTCAAGGCTGGAAAGTTAAAAAGGTAATTATAGATAAGAGACAAAGAAATGTATATGACGCCTCAGATGTTGATGCTTATAGAGCTACATTATTAGCAGTTAAGAAAGAAAAAGAGAAGAAAGTAGCAACTAGGACAGTAGCCAAAAGAGAAGCAAAGGCAGTTGATGAGCTACCAACTTGGAATCAAAGAGTAGCTAATTCAAGGTTTGTTATATGTATGAAGTTAGAGGAGGAGTACGAAGAAGGAGAAGGTAGCAAGGAAGAAATAATAAATAGATTTGTAAAAGAAGCAAAAGATAAATATCCACAACAAATGGAGATATTGAAAAAATTGTCAGTCCCTACACTTCGTAGGTGGTATGGAATATATATAAAAAATAAATATAATCCACTAGCATTAGCTTCAGGACACGGTACAGCTAGAGGAATAAGAAGGGTAAGAAAGGAGATAATAGAAACAGCAAAGGCTTTATATTACACAAAAAACAAGGTTTCATTCATGTATGTTTTTGAAAGGTTAATAGCATTATATGGCGATAAGTGCATAACTTATGGGACACTAAGAAATATTTTTAATAAAGATATAAATATTATTGAAAAAGAAAAAGCAAGAATGGGAGCAAAAGAATTTAAAGATACTTACGAGCCACATATTATAAGAAGCTATGAAGATATAAAAGCTGGAGAAGTTTGGATGTCAGACGGACATACATTAGAGTTAATGTGCTATCAAGGAAAGAGAAAAAAGAATAATGGACAAAGATTTTATAGTTCACCTACTTTAATAGTGTGGATAGATGTAAAAAGTAGATTTATAGTAGGTTGGAGCTTATCTTGGACAGAAACAACAGAAGCAATAGCAATAGCATTAAAGAATGGAATTGAAAAGTATGGAGTACCTGAACACGTATATACAGATAATGGGAAAGCATACAAGTCAAAAGTTTTAAAAGGAACTGAAGAACTAGATGGAATATATGCAAGTGCAGGAATAGATGTAAGTCATGCAAGAAAATATAATGCACAAGCAAAACATATAGAAAGATGGTTTGTTGATTTTAAAGAAAGTTTTGCAAAGCAATTTTATACATATAAAGGCGGAAACATAGTAGAAAGACCTGAGCATATGAAAAGTTTTGCCTTAGAAAAAATAGCAAAAAACGAAATTTTAGAGCAATGGGAGTTAGAAGAAGAAATAGCAAAATTTATAGAAAGAAAAAATCATTATTATTATTTAAGTAGAAGAAATAACGGTTTAAAAGGGCATAGAGGAAAAGGAATGCATAACAGGACACCTCTTGAAGTTTTTACTGAGGAAAATCCAGTAGCTGATAGAACAATGCTAACAGAACAACAGTTAAGATTATTATTCTTGTATGAAGAAATAAGGACAGTACAGCAAAATGGTATAGAATTTATGGAGAATTTTTATCAAAATGAATACTTGTATTACCATCAAACAGAAAAAGTAAAAATAAAATATGACCCACATAATTTAAAGTATATTTATGTTTACCTTGACAGTGGAGAATTTTTATGCAGGGCAGAACAAGCTGGACTTGCTGGCTGGAAAGATGTTACAGCTATTAAGACACATAAGAAAAGATTACAAAAGATTAGAAAATTAAGTACAGAAGTTTCAAGTATTACTGAAGAAATAAGAGATGACTTAAATTTAATTTATTATAATGACAAGCAAAATATAGAGGAGGCTCAGCTTATAGAAGAAAAGAAAGAAGAAACTAAAATGATTGAGAAAAAGAATAAAGTTCACATAGGTAATGGAATATATGTAGATGTATAGGAGGCAAAGATGGATACATTAAGAGCAAGATTAGAGATGTTTTCAGAAGAAAATAATATGAGTTATGCAAAAATAGCGAAAGCTATGGGAGTGGGAGCAAGTACATTAAGTGAATGGAGAAAAGGAACATATGTAGGGGATAATGAAGTATTCGCTGAAAAGGTTGAGGACTTTTTAAGTAGACATAAAAGAAAAATGAAAAGAATAGACTTTTCAGCTGATACAGAAGTTAAAAGAAGAGTATTTCATGTACTAAATACAATTAAAAAATATGTAAGTTCAAATGTAGTGGACCAGCTAATGGAAAGTGCAAAAATTGGATATATTTTTGGAAGAGCAGGACTGGGGAAAACCCACGCTATAAGGGAATATTTAAAAATTTATGGAGGTAAGGGAGTTTTAATAACTGCTGAAAATGGAATCTCAGCAGTTGGATTAATAAGAAAGTTAGCTAAGGAATTAAGACTTGATTCAAGTGGAAATTCTGAAGTATTGAAAGATAGAATAAAAGATGCAATCAGATTCACTGAAACAATAATAGTTATAGACGAAGGAGAACATTTAAAAGCAAGTGTTATAGACATAATTAGAAGTATAGCTGATCAAACAGGAGTTGGAATAGTTATAGCAGGAACTGAAAGACTAAAATCAAATATTTTTGGACAAAGAAAAGAATATGAATACTTGTATTCTAGAGCAGTTGTAAACATGACATTAAAAGATTTAACAATAGAAGATACTTCAAACATTATAAAGCAATTTTTAAAAGGAGAAGTGGACCTGTACCAAGAAGCAGAGCTTCAAGAGTTAATAAAGTACATTAATACAATGGTAAGAGGTTCAGCAAGACATTTAGCTAACTTGTTGACATCTAGCAATGAAATAGCTATACAAAATAATTCTGAAAAAATAACAAAAGAACATATACAGGCCGCAGTTACAACACTAGCTTTATAAGGGAGGATAAAATGAAAGATAAGATTTTAACGGAAGAAGCAAAAAGAATATTGGTTGGAGAGTATGGAAAAGATGCTATAAAAATTGACAAAGAACTTAATGAGTTGGCATCTCTTTCAATAAAGAGAAAAAATTGCATTCAAGCTGTTAATAAAGGTAATTCAAAAGCTAGAGAAAGCTATATTCAAATTGATAACAAAATAAAAAAAATGGTTATAAAAATAAACGAAATTTTGGCTAATTGGTGTTAATTAGAATAGTGTTAATTAGAATTGGAGGGAATTATGAGTACATGGGCTTTAATAGGTTTATCAATAGCTTTATTAATAGCTGGTTTTAATATAGGTTATGACTGTAGACATGAAAAATTATTTTTTAATAGAAATAAAAAATATAGATACTGGGTTAGTTGCTTCTATTCTGTAAATGGAGTTGGATCTGTTGGAGGTTGGGCATTTGATTTTGATTCAGAGATGAATAGCAGTCAATTAAACGTTTTTAAAGAAAAACAGATTAAAAACTTAAAAAATCAATTTAAAACAACAGATGTAGAATTTGAAATTATTGACTTCAAAAGATTAAAGGATTAAATATGAAATTTAAAGACTTATATATAATTGATGGAATTATCTATGCTTATGAAAGTAATAATGGAGTATATGCAAAACTTGTGGATATATTCACAGGATATGAAATTTTAATTAATTTGGAAAATTTATGGAGGTTTAAATATTAAGACTAAAAAACAAATTTTAAAAGAATTAGAAAGAGTAAATAAAGAAATTGAAAAAAATAAAGGATCTAGTTTTACATTATATCCTTTAATAAAGTATAAAGAAGCATTATTATGGGTTTTAGAAGATTAAAAAGAAGGAGGTAATTATGGATTTAAAAAAATTAACAGCTGAAGAAAGGGAAACATTAAGAAAGCAATTTTTTGAAGAAGAAAGGAAGAAAGAAGAAGCAAGAAAAGCAAAGATAGAAGGATATAAAACACTTGTTGACGAAACAGTTTTAAATGCAATGGAAAAGATAAAAGGAGTTTCAACTCAAATTGGACAAGTAAAAAAAGCTATCTTTGCTGATTTTAAAAGTATCACAGAGCTAAAAGGTGAACTATATGGGGTAAATGATAACCAACAATCACATACATTTACAACTAGCAATGGAAAATATAGTATAACTTTAGGTTATAGAATGGTAGATGCTTTTGATGATACAGTTCACTCAGGGATAGAAAAGGTTAAAAGCTATATTTATAAATCAGTTCAGGATGAAAATACACATTTACTAGAAATAGTTAATTTATTATTAAAGAAAGATAAAAATGGTAATTTAAAAGCTTCAAGAGTGATGGAGTTGGAAAAAATAGCTGGTAATATAAATGACACTGAACTGAGTGAAGGAGTTCAAATAATTAAAGAGGCTTGGAAGCCTCAGAAGTCTAAAACATTTATAGAGGCATATTATAAAGATGAAAATGGTAATAAAATTAATATCCCTCTTTCTATGACTTCTGTTATGGAGGATATTAAAAATGAAGGAGATAAAGAAACATCAAATTAAATACATTCACACATTAAAGCATAAAGCAAGTTTAAAAGATGAAGAATATAGAGCACTTTTAAATAGTAAATTTAACAAGAATACATCTAAGGATCTCAGCTCTAAACAAGCTGAGATTCTTATAAAAATTTTAGAAAGATTAATAAATAATTATGCAACTGATAGACAGAAAAGTAGATTTAATACTTTATACAATAAAGTCTATTATGAAAAAGATAAACAAGACTTTATTGAAGAGTATTTGGGAAAAGGAAAAACAGAGAATAACATGAATATTCAAGAGTGCAGCAAATTAATTTATATTCTTGAAGAAATAGTAAACTGGCAGGAAAAAAGAAAATTGAAAAAACTTAATTTGGAGGGTGAAGATGTGGAAATGTAAGAAATGTGGAGAAGAAGTAGGACTAAGAAGGGGTATGTTATTCAAGTTAGATAAAAATAAAGATACTTCTGGAGATGATTTAAGTATACACGATACAGATTATTATGAATGTTCTCATTGTCATAATTATTCGTATTATGATGTGGAAGAGATAGCTGATTGGGAGGAAAACAATGAATAGAAAAAATACTAAAAAATTTATAAAAAGAATGATGAATAATTACATAACAATTTTACCTTGTAAATTGACATATATCAGTTTTGATAATGGAGAATTTCCGATGTTTACACATGAAAAACCTCTTGGGTTAGGGGAAAATATAATATTAAAACAATTCGTAAGAGGTAAGATAACAGGAAAAGTAAAATCTTTAAAAAGATTTGAATATTGTAAATATCAGGGATGGAAAATGTTAGTTGTAGTTAAAAATATTGATAGAAATGATTGTTTAAAATTTGGAGAGTGTAAATAATGAAAGAGATAAATATAACAAAACATGCTTTGATGAGATATGCTTCAAGAGTGCATAAAGCAAATATTGTAAGTGATAGAACTTGGGATATCTGGAAAAAAGCAAATGAAGAAAAAATTCAAGAATTAGAAACAAATTTAAAAATTGAATTAGGAAGACTAGAATATATCTGCACAGCTTCTTATGATAAACATAAAAAAGCTGAGTTCTATATAAATGAGGATAAAATGATGACTTATGTAATTGTTGAGTCAAGTTTAGTTACTTGTTATCCTATAAATTATGAATTGGATGCTGAAGGAAACAAGGCAATTTTAAATATCTTACTAGAAAACTTAAAAAGAGCTAAAATTGCTGAGGATAATTTTGAAGATAATTATTTCAAAGAAAGAGATAATTTAAAACAAGAAAAAGAATTAATCCAAGCTGAGATAGAGCTTTTAAATTCTAAATTGAAAAAACTACAAGAAAAAAGAGCAGGAATTGAAAGTAGACAACTTGAAATAATTGGAGAACAACAAGAACTTAGAAATGTTATAAAAGTAGCTGAAGAAAAGATAGTGAGAAGTAAACTAGCTTTATAAGGAATAAAAATGGAAAGTAAAGAAGTTTTAAAACTTATAAGAGAAGCAAAAAAAGGGAATAATGAAGCTATTGAAACATTAATTGAAAGGTACTTGAATACTGTTAGAAAGATTAATCATAAGTGGGGGAACACAGATGATGGATTTCAAGAAGGAATACTTGGAATCTATCAAGCAATTAAAACTTATGATGAAAGCTATAATACAAAGTTTATGACACATCTATATTTTCATATAGAAGCAAAAATTAGAAAATTTATAGATAAAGAAAGATATAGAGTACCTCAGTATGTAATAGAGTCAATAAAAAAAGGAGAACAAGAAAGGTTGTATTTTTCAGAAATTGAAAATTTTGAAATTGAAGATGCTAGTATAAATAATGAAAACTTAGAAAATAAGGTACTTATAGAAAAAATTTTAAATTACTGCACGGCTCAAGAAAAGACAGTAATAAACTACTTATTTTTTGAAGGTTATTCAGGAGAAGAAATAGCAAAAAAGCTCAAAAAATCAAGACAATGGGTACATACTATAAAACATAGAGCTTTTGAGAAAATAAGAAATAATATTAAAAATCCTAGAAATTTCTAGGATTTTTTTGTATAATTAAGTTAAAAAATTGAGGGGTGATTTTATGGTTTTATATTATGCAGCAATTATATTGGTAATTTTATATTTTATTAAAAGACTTTTTAAAAAAAAGAAAGAAGATAAAAATTCTTTTGGAGCAGAAGTAAAATTTAATGGAGAAAAAATAGATATTTTTTCTGAAGATGGTAATAAATCATATCCAGGAATAATTGAAAAAAACTATGAATATGATGGAGAAGGAGAATTACCAAAGATAAAAAGAAGAAGGAAAAATAATTTCTTAGCATTAGTTGAAAGATTAGAAAAAAATATTCAAAAAGGCAAAATTGCAAGAACAAACTGTTATAGTTTAGTTAGTTATATAGAAGAAGTTATACCTAAAAATAGTTTAAAATCTTATGAAATAATGAGGAAAGCAGAAGACACTTTATTAATCACCATAGAAGAATTAAATTTTATAAAAGAAGAGTTTTTAAAAAATTGTGAAATAGATAGATATTGGGACAAGTATTATAAAGAGCTTTATAATCAAGATTATGAAGAATATAGCAAAGGTAAAATTAATAAAGAAGAACTTGAAAAAAGAAGAAAATATTATTTTGGAGATAATGAAAATTAATAGGATAAAAGGGCAAGTTAGCTTGTCCCTTTTTCTTTTCTTTATAATATTTTTTATATTGTCAATTAAAATAAAATATGTTAATATAATTAAGAAAAATCAACTAGGAGGAGAGAAAATGGCTAAAAAATATATAACTGTGGCTCAGGCTTCAAACAGATTAAATGTTTCAATAGGGACAATATACAATTATTGTAAAACAGGTACATTGGGTTATAGATGCATAAAAACTTCAAAAAGATATACATGGCAAATTGATTTAGAAAGTTTGGAATTACTTGAAAAATATAGCTCATTTAAAAGCTCTCTTCAAGTTAAAAAAAGTTTACAATATAATCTATTTTAAAAGAGTTCAAAAGCTCTTTTTTTTATGTTCAAACTAGTGGTAATTTTTACTAGAATTTTATTAAAAGTATATTAGTTAAAAATCAATTAAATAGTCATAATTTCTTGATTTTAATAATAGTAAATATTCTAAAAAAATTGTAAAAAAGTTTATATTTTTTGAAAAAACACTTGCAAAAATCAATAAAATATAGTATAATAAATACATAAGGAGGTGAAAAGATGAGTAAAAAGAAGAAAAAGCCAAAGAAAGGAGGTAAAAAAATAGATAAAAAAGAGCTACTACAAATGATAATCTTAATACTCGAACTTCTGGTCGTTGTTATTGAGCTAATAAAGATAATCATAGAGTAATAGCTATGCAGTTGAGGGATAACAACCCTCCCTGCCTAAATATTATATCAATTTTTACTCATTGAATCAATGAAAAATATTTCAACTTTAACATTATCAATAATAGTATCAATACTTATATTAGTGAATTTTTATTTAAAAAATTTACTGTTGGCTGTAATTATATTAATATTATGTATTTATAATTTAATTAGATGGATTAAATTAAAAAAATAAAAGGAGAGAATTATGGCATCAGGTGGTGCAAGACAAGGAGCAGGAAGAAAAAAGCTAGATGAGGATAAAAAGAAAATAAATAAAACATTTAGAATTGATCCTCAACTTTTTAAAGAAATAGAAACTAAATATCCAAATGAAAAACTTACAAATATAATAGAAAATGCGTTAATTGAATATTTAAAAAAACATCAGGAGGAAAAAATGAATAATAAAATATTAGTTAGAAGAAAAAAATTAAATGGAGATGCTGGTAAATTAGATAGATATACAGTTACACAATTAACTATAAATACTTTTATAAAAATGTTAGATACTTTACAAAAAATGTATTTTGTTCCAAGAGATAAAGTAGAGAATTATTTTAATAATGGTGATACAACTAAAGATATTTTCACTTCAGAAGAATGGGAGAATATTAAAAAAGTTTGTAAGGAAGATAATGGATTATTAGATGGAAATATTTATTTAGAAAAATTAGATTTAATTGATTTAGTTGATGGAATATGTGCATTTTTCTTATGTAAAGACTGGATACAAAGTGAAAATTTTAAAAAATCAGAAATAAAATATATATATAAAGAATGGTATGAAGAATTTAAGAAAAACTTCATGGACGAGGAATTAGAAGAACTGGAAAGAGTAGTTAAATTTATATGCGATGAAGATAATTATAATAAAGATTTTACAATATCAAAATAAAATATAAGAGGTGTAAAAACCTCTTTTTTTATAAAGTAATTAATAGAGAAGAATCAATTTTTCTTCTCTTTTTTTATTGCAAATTTTATAAATTTTGCAAATATTACAACATTTACTTCTGGAAGAAGTTATAACAAGTGTAGAAAGTAAAAAAATTAAAAGGAGTAGTACAAATGACAAGAATAAAACCACCTTTTCCATATTTTGGGACTAAAGGTAGATTTTACAAAGAAATAAAAGAAATATTTGAAGAAAATTATAGAGAAAATTTTGTTGATTTGTTTGCTGGAGCAATGGAGGTTCCACTTTCATTAAAAAATAAATTTAATGAATTGAAAGTGTTAGCAAATGTAAAAGATGAAAAAATAGAAAGTTTATTAAAAATAGATTCAATTTCATTATTTAAGAAAGTTTTAAAATATTTAGAATGGAACTTAAAAATAAATTCACGCGATGTTTATGACAAAGATAGAAAAAGCTTTGATAAATATAATGAAAAATTGAAAAAAATATTTTTTAATATATGTCCTTGTTGTGGAAAAAGAATTAATAAAGATAAAAATCTAAATAAAGAAAAAGACTATTTTACTGACATAGAAAAAATTGTAATTACTGTATTATTTGGCTTTGGTGGTTTTAGTAAAAGCTTATCTAACTCATTCTATTCAGAAGAAAAAATAAAGAAGCTAGAACTTTATATAGAAGCATTAAAAACTATAAAAATAACAACTGATTTATTTGATGAAAATTGGAAATTTGAAAATAGTTTTATATTCTTAGATCCTCCATATATTCAAAAAACAGTAAAAAAAGAAAACAAGTTTTTAGGATATAACTATGCTACAAATAAAGGAACAGACTGGACTATAGATGATGATAAAAGATTAATAGAATTTATAAAAAATAATCAAAATAAAAATAATGTATTTTTAGTTTTTGGTTCAATAGATAATAATTTATCAAAATTATTGAAAGAAAATTTTAATTGTAAGTTTATAGAAAAGGAATATAAACATAGTACATTTGGAAAAGCTACAATAAGAAGTGAATATTTTTGCTTAATAAAATAAAAATGTGGAGGTGTCTTTATGAAATTAGAGCTTGTACAAGCTAAAAGAATGTATGCAGATAACAAAAGTATAGATGAAATAGCTAGTGCTTTAAATAAGAGTAAAGGCACTGTTTACAGATGGATAAAAGAAAATAAAGAAGAGTTTGAAGAAGCAAGAAAGTTAAAAGAATTATCAGTTGATGATATGGGTGAAATCTTAGATGAAGCACATAAGAAAATGCTTTTAAATATTATTGAAAGCCCTGAAACATTAGTTGACCCAAAAGTTGCTGACTCGTTGATTAAAATAGCGAATGTTTTGGAAAAAATGGATAAAAGAAGAGAAAAAGAAAAGAAAGAAAAACAACATGCTGAGGAAGAGGAGAGAGGAGTGTTAATAGTTGATGACATCAAAGAAGAAAAGAAAACAACTTAAAATATCAGATTTATTAACTCCTAAATTTTATCCACTTTATTCAGCTTGGAAAAGCAATAAATACACTCGTTTAGTTTGTAAAGGTGGAAGAGGTTCAGCAAAATCAACTAATATTGCTTTGATTTTGGTTGTTGATTTAATGCAGTATCCAGTCAACACGATTTGCTTTAGAAAAGTAGGAGAAAATCTTAGAAAATCAGTGTATGAACAAATTAAATGGGCTATTAAATTTCTAGGAGTAGAGGAATATTTTGAATATAAACTTAGTCCACTCGAAATTATCTACAAAGAAAGAGGTAATAAATTTATATTTATGGGAGTAGATGACCCACAAAAAAGTAAATCTATAAAAGAGGCTCAATTTCCTATTGCTCGCTACTGGTTTGAAGAACTTGCAGAGTTTAAGAATGAAGATGAAGTTGAAACAGTTTTAAATTCAATATTTAGAGGTAAGTTAGAAAAAGGGCTTATATATAAAGGCTTCTTTTCATATAATCCACCTAAAATGAAGCATAACTGGGTAAACAAAAAGTATAACTATTCTTTTATAGAAAATAATGTATTTGTACATCATTCAACGTATTTTGATAATCCTTATATATCTGAAGAGTTTATAAAGGAAGCTGAAGCAGTTAAAGCAAAAGATGAAACAAAATATAGACTCGTATATATGGGAGAACCAATAGGCAATGGACTTGTTCCATTTCCTAATTTGGAAATAAGAGAAATAGAAGCGACTGAAATTGCAGGACTTGAAAAATTTAGAAATGGAGTTGACTGGGGTTATGGAGTTGATCCACTAGCTTTTGTTAGATGGGGATATGACAAAAAGAAAGGCATTATTTATGCACTAGATGAGTATTATGGGGTAGGTTTAAAAAACAGAAATCTAGCAAACTATATTCTTTCAAAAGGCTATGATGAGCTGGTTATGTGTGATAGTGCTGAACCCAAATCTATTGATGAATTAAAGGAATATGACATAAGTGCATGGGGAGCAAAAAAAGGTGCTGGGAGTGTTGAGTATGGAGAAAAATGGCTTGCTGATTTAGAGGCAATAGTAATTGATCCAAAAAGAACACCTAATATTTCTCGGGAGTTTGAAATGATAGATTATGCAACTGATAGAGATGGAAATGCTTTACCTCGTTTGGAAGATAAAAATAATCATAGTATAGATGCAACAAGATACGCATTTTCTAATGATATGAAAAAAGGGAAGTGGGTATATGAGTATTAGAGAAATTTTTAAAAATTGGTTTTTCAAGGATTGTTCTGTAATGACTGGAGATGGGAAGAATTTTGAATCATCTGAATATATGTCAACAATATGGGAACAGCCAGGCTTTATGCTACCAATTAAAAAAAAGATTAAGGCTTGTCAAAATATAGAAATGGGCATTTATACAGGAAAAGAAGACGGCAAGAAAAAAGTTGATAATCATATTTTAAATAAAATTTTTAGAATGATTAATCCAAATACATCATTCCAGGACTTTATAGATTATTTAATAGTTTGGTTAGAAGGTTCAAATAATGGAGTTTTATTAGAGCTTATAAAAGGATTGCCCTCACTTGCTCCTGATTTATATATACACTCACCAAATAATTTTACAGTGTATTTTGAAGGTAGAAGGATAAGGGAAATAAGAATCCATAATCCAGCTAAAATAATAACTGGGGATGAATTAAAAAACTATATGTGGCTTAGTTCTCCAAACTATGACAACATAATTGATGGAGTTAGTGGAAATGGAATAGGACAAGGAAGGAGCAAACAGAATGCATTAGCAATATTTGGTGCTTATTTATTCAAGGCTTGGAAATGGAACTGGAGCTTGGCAAATAATTTAGGAAAACCAGGTGGAATTCTTCAAACAGAAGGAGCTGTAGATAAAGAAGACAGGGAAGAAATAAGAAGTAAATATTCAGCTCACTATGCTGGAGCTGAGAATGCAGGTAGTCCTCTAGTACTTGGATCAGGACTTAAATACCAAGATACTTCAAAAGCACCTATAGATGCTGACTGGAGTACAGCTGAACAGAAAGCACATGAAAGAGCAGCTATAGCTGCAGATGTTCCAATTGAGTTAGTTGGTGGCGGTGATTCGACTTATCAAAACAGAAAACAAGCTAAAAAAGAGTTGTATAGAGAAGCTGTAATTCCATTCTTTAATAATTTAAAAAATTGGCTTAATTACTTATTAAGTGATTATTTAAAAAATGGTGAGTACATAGACTATGACTTATCTGGAGCGGACGAATTAAAAGATGATATAGCAGATATTATTCAAAAGTTGGAACCTCTTAAAAATAGAGTAACTATAAATGAATATAGAAGGATTATATCAGAACTTACTGATTTAAGTTTGGAGCAACTAAAAGGCGGGGATGTCTTACTTATAAATGGTGGAGATATGACACTCGAAGAAATTACAGAGCCAACAACAACAGAAGGTGAAAAGGCTGAGGATGTATGAAAAAGGAAGTTCAAAAAATAAAGGCAATTAAAGCACTAGAAAGAAGACTCAGTGCAAGGAATAAGAAAATTATAGAAAAAATATTCGTTGAACTAAGAGATAAAGTAATTGCAGATAATTCAAAATCTTATGATGTAAAAATGATAATAAATATTGATTATGAATGGCTTTTGAAAAAGTTTAAAAGTGGACTTGAAGTAATTTATCTATATACATTCGAGGAGACTTTTAAGGGCTTTCAAAACATCTACAAAAAAGTAATAAAACCTAAAACTATAAAAGGTATTAGAGATTATTTTTTAAAAAATTGGAATACAAAAAATGCTGGAAAACAAGCAACTAAAATGACAGCAACAACAAAAAATATTTTAAATAAGATAATTACAACAGGACAAGAAGAAGGCTTGTCACATAATGACATGGTAAAAGAACTGGTAAAAAATATTAATGGAATGACAGAACAAAGGGCTAGCACAATAGCAAGAACTGAGACAAGTAAGAGCATTAATACAACAAGTTATGAAACTGCCAAGAATGTGATGAAAGAAAAATGCTGGATACATGTTGGTGGGAAAAAAACATACAGACCACACCATAAAGCTATAAGTAATAAATGGGTGGATATAAATTATAAGTGGAAGTTAAAAGATGGTGTGGAAGCTGACTACCCACACCAAGATACTTTACCTGTTTCTGAGGTTGTTAGATGTAGTTGTTTAATTATTTTTAGATAAAAGGAGTAGGTATGTCAAAGAAAAAGATAAAGAAAAGAATTAATTTTTCTGATGAAACATTAAATTTTACTTGTGAAATTGAAAAGTTTAAAGAAGAAGAAGAGACACCAGGAAGATTTACAGGAATACTTGTAAATATGCAAAATGATAGTCTTGCAAAGGGTGTTTACAGATTTAAAAAGGGAAGTATGCAAGGGAATAATGGGAAAACTTTACTTCTTTTGTACAATCATTACGGTGAACTTTTACCAGTTGGGAAATTAGTAGGAGAAGAAACAGAAAAAGGGTTTGAAGTTATGGGAGAATTTCATTTGTCAAAAGATGATAATGGTAATTATATAAATCCTGAAGCTGTAAAATTATATTCACTTATGAAAGAAATGAAACTACCTTTTGAAATGTCAGTGGGTGGGAACATTGTAGATTATAAAGAATATAGTGAAAATGGTAAGTATTACATAGATATAAATAAGTTTGAAGCTCATGAGGGAAGTTTAACACCCAAGGGAGCAGTAAAAGGAAGTAAAGTAACAAGAGTATTTAATAAAGAAAATGGAGGAATAGAACAAATGGATAAGGAACAATTAAAATTATTAATGGCTGAATTATTAGCAAACTTTAAAACTGAGTTATTGGAAGCTGGAACACCAGAAGAAATCAAAAATTTACCTACTAAATTCAATGAAATTAATTCAAAGTTTGAAGAAATTAAAACTGAATTAAATGGAGAATTTAAAGCTGAAATTGAAAAGCAAATGACTGAGTTTAATGAAGTTATTAAAGGATTAAAAGCAGACTTTAAAGCTACTCCAGCAGAAGTTACAGTTGCTGAACAATTTAGTGCAATGATACAAGAAGTTGAAAAAAATGGAAAAGCAACAGAAACTGTTTTTAATTCAACAACAGAATTAAATTTTTCAGCAGATCCTGCTAATACAACTAATACATCAAAAGCTATTAAAACACAGTATGTAAATACAATACTTGAAAGATTAGTTGAGCAAAATTCAGCACTTGGAGATATAAAGTTTATTCCAATAACAGATGGAAGTCTAACAATTCCAAGAGAAGTTGCAGGTTTACCAGAAACTGGTTGGATAGGAGAGGAAGCAGACAGAGAAGAAACTTCTGTATCTCAAATTGACCATGTAGTTATAGCATTACATTCATTGTATGCAATGCCAAAAGTAACTAACAAATTACTTGCTACCAACTTTGTAGGATATGCTAATTTCTTAATAAAAAGAGTTGAATATGCTTTATCTTTAAGATTAGCAGATGCATTATTTAATGGAACAGGGACAAATATGCCTACTGGAATTTTAAAAGATAACAAAGTAACACAAGAAATTGAAATAGATACAACTGATGACACAACATTTGTTGATTCATTAATAAGTGCTTACTATGCACTAGATGAGGAAGTTGCAAGAAATGCAAAGTGGTACATGACTTCTGAAACTTGGGCAGGGGTAGCTAAATTAAAAAATAAACAAAAAGATTTCTATATTACTGACTTAAACAATGGAAATGCAAGAACTTTAATGACTAGACCAGTTGTTTTAATTACTTCAAAAAATGCAGGATTAAAAGGGATTACTACAGCAATAGCCAATGAAATAGTTGGAGTATTTGCAGATTTAAGCACAGCAGTAATGGGAATTCAAAACAATGCTATGACAATGAGATTAGAAGATAAAGTAACCTCTAAAGGGTATACAAAATACTACATGGAAAAAGGTGTAGGTTTAGGAGTTCAATTACCTGAGAATATTTTAAAATTGAAGAAAAAAGCATAATTTAAGAGGGATTATTCCCTCTTAAAGTTCTAGCAAGGAGAAAAAATGAGTATTAAATATGATTTAGAAATTGCTAAAATGCTCACAAACATTGAAGATGAAAAGCTTCTAAATTTTTATATCAATGCAACAATAAAAAAAATAGAAGTAATTTTAGGTTATGAGCTTGTAAAAGGGCAAATAACAAGTTTAGTTAGTGGACTTAATAAAAAGTATGTATTCTTACCTAGAAAGAAAATTGAAAGGGTATTGAACGCTAAAAGTGGGTGTAAAAAGCTCCCTTTTAGTTTTGTAAATAGAAAAGTAATATTTGATGAAATTATAACAACAGATTCTTATGTAGAAATAGAATATATAGCTGGCTATGATGAATTACCTGAAAATCTATTAATGTTCATCTGCTCAACAATAAAGGAAGAACTTTCTAATGCTGAAGGATTAAAGAGCTATGGAATAAGAGGAATAAATTATACTTTTTTAAATAAAATAGAACAGTCAGACAATTTTGTAAGAGGAGTAAGAGATTTATTTGGGGTTGTAGAAATATGACAATTGTAGAAATTTGCCAAGAAATGGGATATTTAAGTAAACATACTGTAGAAATTGGAATATTAGCTATTGATAAAAGCTTAACAGGAGAAGATGGAAAAACAAGTATCCTTGAATATGCAATATATAATGAGTTTGGAACTTCTAGCATACCTGCTCGTCCATTCATGAGAAATGCTTTGGATAGTAATAAAGAATATATAGGCAACTTAATAAAAACAGCTGTTGCTGATGTTGCAAAAGGAAGTATAAAAGGTAAACCTGCACTTATGAGAGTAGGGGAAACTATAAGAGGTTTAGTAATTCAAAGTATTGCTACAGCTCAGACTTGGGCAACTCCAAATAATCCAAAAACTTTAAAAATAAAAACTAAAAATGGACAGGCTAATAATACCAAACCACTTATAGATAACAGATTTTTAATAAAATCAATTCGGTATCAAATAGTAAATGAAAATGGGACAATAGAATATTTGTCAGACTTTAAGGATGTATAAGATGGATAAAGTTATTTTATTAAGTAAGCACAAAACAAATATAAAAATTATTTCAAGTGTTGAAGGAAGATGGGAAAAAGGGAAATATATAGATAATGAAGAGAAAGAAAAGATTATAAAAGGGGTATATATACCTGTTTCATCTGATACTTTGAAATATTATCCTCAAGGTGAAATTACTTTAAAAGATATGGAATTATTTACAAAAGAGAAACTAAAAGAAGGGGATATTGCTATTTTAAGAGATGAAAAATTTAAGATAATTGAAATAACTGACTTTGATTATCTAGCTGATATAAAAAGCTATATTTTAAAGAGGAGTACAAAAGATGATTAAAATTATAATTGAATTACTCAATAAAATGAGTAACATTCAAATTATACCAGCTTTTACTGCTACAAAGCCTCCTAAAAAGCCTTATGCTACTTACCAAGTACTAAATATAAATAGTGCTGATTTTAGAGGATACACAGAAAGAGAATACATAAAAAAAGATGAAAAATATCTTGAAATAACAGAATACAGAATAATGGCAAGACTTCAATTTGATGTATATTCAGAAACTCAAGAAGCAACATTAGAAAATGCAATTGAACTGAGAGAATTAATCCTTTTTAATGCCAGAAGAGAAATCAACAGGCTTGATGCTGGAGTTGTAAAAAGTAGTGAAATAAAATCATTAAATGAATTAATTAATTCAAAATATGAGTATCGTTGTACTTTTGATATAGTTTTTGAATATATGAAAGTAACAAAAGAAAGAGAACTTGAATTAATAAAAGAAATAGAATTATTGGTAAATAATAAAAATAAAAGCAGGATAGCAAGGAGGAAAGAATAATGGGAGTATATAGAGAACCGATAAAAGTAGTATTAGAACAAGAATTGAATTTGACAATTGCTTCATTAAATAAAACTCTTATAGTTACAAATGATAAGAATGCAGATTTTAAATATTATATGAACTCAAAAGATGTTGCTAATGATTTTGGGAATAATTCAAAAGTATATAAATTAGTGGAGAAGTTTCTAGGACAAAGAGATGGAGATGGCAATATTTTAAAACCTGATTTCTTTGGAGTTGTTGGAATTACTGCGAGCGGGCAAGAAAAGATAGAAGATAAGTTGAAAGAAGTGCTAAATGAAAATTTAGATAAAGAATGGTACGCTCTTATAACAACATTTGATAGTATTGAGACAATGAAAGCTGTAAGTTCTTTTTTAACTGAAAATAGAAGAATCTATATAACAGAAGTCAAAGCTTATCCATTAGCTGATACATTAAAGTCTGATAGAATTGCACCTATTTGGAATTTAAAAAAAGATGAAGCGGATAAGGAGTATAAAGCAGCTGCTTATGCAGGAGTAGTTATAACAAAAGGAGCAGGATACAGAAGTTCAATGATAGAGTTACAAGGAGTAACAGCAGACACTGAATTAGCTAAAAAGCCTGAACTTACAAAAAATAATATTACATTTGTAGAGAAAAGAACATCAGAAGGTTATATTACAGCTAATGGTGGGAAAACAACAGATGGAACTTATTTAGATGACACAACTGCTATTGATTGCATAATTGTAAACCTAAATGAAAATTTAGAAAAAGCAATGATAAAAAAAGGATTTCCACAAGATGAGGAAGGCTATGCCTTTTTAGAAGAAACATTAAACAATGTTATGGAAGAAATGGGAGCTAATAATTTACTTGCTAAATTGAATGGCAAATATCAATATACAGTTTTTCCTGTGACTCAGACAGCAACAGAAAGAGGGCTTAGACTTATAAGACCGAAAGTACTTTTCAGACTTAGAAACTGGGCTTATTTCATTGATTTAACATTAATGAAAACTAATAAGGATATTGGAGGTAAGGAATAATGGTTGATTTAAGTAAAAAAATTTTTATTTTTAATGGTTATACTTTTAAAAATTTTAGAAGTCTGAGTGTTGGGGCTCCTGAAGACCAATATAAGTCATCTGATAAAAGTATTTATGGAGAGAGAAGAATATTATATAGTCCAGATCCAAATCTTGAAATAACTATTACTGTTGCAAGTGGAACTGAAGATGAAAAAATACTTTTAGATGCTTCAGAGAACAGAATAACTGGTTCAGGATATTTTAAAGATAGTTCAATTTCTAAATATAGTAGAGGCGTAACAATAAAAGAAATTGGAGTAAATAAAAGTGAATTGGCAAATGATGGAGAATCTGATTCAAGAGAATTTAAACTTGTATGTGTAGGTGTTAAGGAGGCAATGAACTAATGGAAAATAAAATAAATAAAACAGAGCAACAAGAATTAAAAAATAAAGAATTTCTAAAAAAAATAGAGGATAAGAATATATCAAATATAACTTTTAAAGCTGAGGGTTTAGGAGTTTTAGAATTTAATTTGATGATGACAGGAAAAGATTTTAAGACAATAGAGAGACCTTTTAGAATTGAAAGAGTTTCAACAGATACATTTTTTAAGCTTTCATCTGAAAAAGATGAATTAGCAATAGGTAAGAAATTATTGAATACTTTTATAGCTCAGCCTATGGAAGCTAGAGACATAGAATTTTTTAATATGGATCAAGAAGCTTTAGAAACTATTACAGTGATTATAACTGAATTTCAACAAACTCCCTTTTTATTCATTAAAAACTTTGGAGAAAATAAGGAAAATTAAGCAAGGAAGATTTGATGTTTGTTTTGAATCTAAGATTCCATACTATAAAAAGCCTGTTGAAGATCTATGTTACGAAGAATATATGCTTTTACAATTAGCTTGGGCTGATTATGTAAAAAGAAAAAATAAAAATTAGAAAGGAGGGTTAGTGATGTTAGAGCAGTTATCATTGGTTTTTAAAGTTGTAGGAAATGGACAAGCTTCTTTGAATCAAATTAGTTCTCAAATTGGAAATTTAAAGAATAATATGTCAAATTTAAAAAATAGTGTTAGTTCAGCATTTGGAAGTCTAAAAAACACTATTGGTTCAGTAAAGCAAAGTTTAGTTGCTTTTAAAAATAAAATTAGTACAACTTTTAATGCTATGAAAGCTAAAATAACCGCTAACTTTCCTGCTATTTCAAAATTAAGAAATGGATTTATATCACTTCGTAGGAGTTTAGGAAATTTTGGCAATTATGCCCAGCAACAATTTCAAAATAGCAAAGAAAAAGCAAATTCATTTTTTAGTATTTTAAAAAGAATAGCTACAGCATTAGCAGCAGGCTTTACAATAAAAACCGCTATTGATGGTGCTGGAAATATTGAACAGTATAGAAATACACTTGAAACTGTTTTGAAAGATTCAGACATGGCAAGAAAGAAACTAGCTTGGGCTAGTAGATTTGCTAATAAAACTCCATTTGAAACAGATGAAGTAGTTAGTGGGATGACGAAATTACAGTCTTATGGAATTGAAGGAGATAGAGTTTTAAAAACAACTAACAGAACTTACCTTGAAATGATTGGAGATATGGCTTCAGGAATGGGGAAAAGTTTTGATCAAGCGATTGAAGCTATTGCTGATGCAAGAACTGGAGAACTTGAAAGATTAAAAGAATTTGGAATTACTAAGAATATGATTGCTGAATTTGGTAAAAGTAAAGGCTTAGAAATTTTTAATAATAAGGGGCAAATTAATGACTTAGAGTTATTTAATAAGACTTTATTTGAAATGATGGACTCTCGTTTTGGTGGAGCAATGGAAAAGCAAGCTAAAACATTCAAGGGAGGATTATCAACTATATCAGGAGCAACTAAATCAGCACTTTCAACTCTTGCAGGAGTTAATGAATTTGGTGATATAGTTGAAAACTCTCCATTTCAAATTCTTAGAGATAAAGTTATTATTCCATTTGCTAATACTTTAGTAAGGCTTCAAGAAGATGGGACATTTACTAAATGGGCAGAAAATATATCTAATGTTTTTGGAGAAATAATAAATGTTGGTGGAAAAGTAATAGATTTTATTGTCAAGTGGAAAGAAGTATTAATTCCTTTAGCAAGTGCTTTCACTGGTATGTTAGTTATACATGAAGTCGTCAAAGGAATAGGTGCATTGAAAAATGCAATGAGTTTTACAATGAATCCATATATGTTAGCGATAGGAGCTGCAATAACAATAGGAGTTTTATTATATAGAAACTGGGATTTAATAAAAGCAAAATTAGCTACACTGTGGGGAAGTATAAAAGCTTTTGGAGTAAAAATAAAAGATTTTTTTATAAAAATATGGGAGAAAATAAAATCTTTTGGTAAGGCATTATGGGATGTTGGAAAAAAGATGTTTATGCTGTTTACTCCTTTTGGCTTAATTATTACTGTTGGAAAACTGATAATAGAAAACTGGGATCTTATAAAAGCAAAATTTGCTGAATTAGGAAGTTATTTATATAACAAAATAATTGATATAGGTAATTTTTTTATAGGACTAAAAGACAAAGTAGTTGATGTATTTTTTAACTTAATAGATAAATTAAAAGAAGTGTGGGAGACAATGAAGTCAACTGCAGCATCAGCTTTTGATTTTATATTAGATTATGTTGCTAAAATTTGGGAAAGCATCAAAGGTTTTTTCTCGGGTTTAGGTGAAAAAATAAAATCATTACCAGGAATATCTTGGTTTTTTAGTGATAGTGAGAAAAAAAATACAAATAGCCCTATGATAGATGGGACTCATAAAACAGGACTTGACTATGTCCCTTTTGATGGCTATATCGCTGAGCTTCACAGAGGTGAAAGAGTTCTAACGGCTGAAGAAAATAATGCATATTCAAGTGCTGAAAGTAATGAGTTTTCTAATACAAGTAATTCAGTAAATACAAAAAATTCTAATAAGTCTGATAAAAAAATCATATTAAATCTTACTGTAAATATGTCTGGAACAAAAGAAATGGATTGGAATAGAATTGGAGAAATGATAGTAGAAAAATTAGAGGATTTGATGTTACAAAATGAAATAGCTAAAGGGGAAATATAGATGTTTTCAATCACAAATATTATGAGTAAAGTAAGTAGTTTTCTAAATAATGTAAATTCAATTTCTAACCGAATTGATAATTATCTAAGAAAAACTCCGCCAATTTTATTGGGAAATATAAAACTTCAATTAGTTTCTGGAATATCTGAAAGCTATTCTAATGATGTTCCAACAATTCCAATTGATGATGGAACTCAAATAGCTGATAACATAACACAAAATCCGTTAGAGTTATCATTTAAAGTTCAAATTGTAGGTTCTAATCACAAAGAAATTTTTGAAAAGGTTCTTGAGCTTAGAAATAAAAGAGAACTTGTGGACTTGTATATGATTAAGTTATATAAGAATATGGCTATAACAAATATAGAAAATACTATAACTTCATTATATTATACAGAATTTACTATTTCATTGGTAGAAGTAAAGATCGCTCATGTTTCTATGATTCCTTCACCTAGCCCAAAAGCTAAAGCAAGTGTTAGAAATAAGACAAAAATAAAAACGATAGTAAAAGCTAAAAAAAATACAAAAGTTACTACTAAAAGTAAAAGTTCAAGTGCAAAAGATTGGGAAGGAGATCTACAAAGTGAGCATATAAAACTACCATAAAATCTTAGGAGTATATAAATGAAAATAAATATAATGAAAGAATCAATTCCATATATAACTGATGTAACTATTGCAGGGGCAACCTTTCAATTTGAATTTACATATAATTCTTATGATAGAAGAGTATATGTAACACTTTATGATATTGATGATAATTTAATATATCCAAATGAACCAATTCTATTTGGGATCCCACTTTGGTTTAATAAATTAGTTGATGAAAAAGGAAACTTTAATAAAAAATATCCTCAAAAATATATCATTCCTAATACTTTAGATAGAAAAGCTGTAAAAATTGATTATGAAAATATTGATAAAATTGAACTTTTAGTGGAGGATTAATGGATTTTATAGCAAATAGACCTATTTTTCCACGAAATTCTTATCTTATTATAAATGGTGTAAAACTAGATGATCATAATAATGATGGTTTAAAATTTGATGTTGATGTAAAAACAGGAGAAGAAGGAAAAGTAGGAGTAGGAACATTCAAAATATATAATTTAAGTCAAGATATAGAAATAGGAAGTGAGATAGAACTTTGGTTTGGTTATGCTGAAGATATTGGCTATTATTCAAAATATGAAGTTATAAAAAAGAAAAGAATAAAAGAAAGCTCTTCATTTATTCAAGAGTTGACTTGTTCAGAGAGAACTAAAAATAGTAGTAAGATAGTTTCAATTAGTTTAGATGGGAATACTAGAATATCTGAAGCAATAAAAGAAGTTACTAAAGAAATGGGAATAAATCTTATTTCTATGGAACTTAATAAAGATAAAATTTACACTAATGGTTTTACTTGCTATAGTCAAGGATTTCAAGAGTTAAGAGAATTAGTTCAAGACTCAGAGAGTAAAATGACTTTAAAAGGTGATGATCTTTATATCTATACAGATAAACAAAAAGATCAAGCGATTTATTTAAGCTTTGGAAGTGGGTTGATTCATAATCCTGAAGCTGTTGAACAGCAAGAAAAAGAAGTGAAAGTAAATAAAAAATCTGATAATAAAAAAGCAAAGAGTAAAAAAGATGATAAATGGGAAAATGAGCAAAAAAAGAAAACTATAAAAGAGAGTAATAAATATGACTATACAATTGAATGTTTTCCAATCCACTATATAAAAAAAGGTGATGTTGTATACATTGAAAGTGATGATGTAAGTGGATTTATGCAAGTGGAAGAGGTAAACATTACGCTAAGTGATAGCTGGAATATGAAATTAGGAGTTAAAGTGATGAAAGATGATGGAAAACATAAGGATAATTCTGGTAAAAATACAAAAAATAAGAAAGGGTAGATTTGTAGATGCTGAGCCTTTGTTTAGTCCAAATGGGGTTGCTCTACCCGTACTTCGTAATGTTCCAGTGGCATTATTTGGAGATAATAAAGATCATATTGATTGGAATATTAAAGAAGGGGATATAATGCCATATTTTGTTTTAACCTTTGATATTTCTTCATATATAAGTCAAGGATCCCATGATGTTATGGATTCGAATAGAAGGAATAACTTAAATAATGGTTTTATTTTACCTTTCACAATTCCAAATGCTACAGAAAGTTTGGAATTTCCTTCTGATATTAGAATTATTGGAGATAGATTAGAAGAAGGGAACATTGATTTGAAAGGAGATTCTAAGCAAGAAGGTAATGTTGAGATAAATGGAAATACTACTCAGAAAGGAAATACAACACAAACTGGGAACATATCTACAAAAGGTTCTGTTGCAGCATCTGAAGATGTTACTGCTGGAGATAAGAGTTTGAAAAAACATAAACATTCAGGAGTAGCAAAAGGAACTGAAATAAGTGGAGGAGTAGCATAATGGAAGCTATAAAAATGGATGATGGAGATATTAAATTTTCAACTATTTCAGGAATAAATGAGTTCTGGCAGAGAGTAGTAAATTCTTTAAAAATATATTCAATTGAGTGCTTTTATGATGAAAATTTAGGGCTTGATATAAGAATAATAAATGAACAGGATGTAGCTGAATATAAACTTGAACATATTTGTAGAAAGTTACAAGAATGGTATAGGGCTGAAATAGAAACAGTTAGTTATCAAATAATTTCTGAAGCAGAAAGAACTTTAAAGGCAAAAATATATATAACACATAAGAAACATAATAATATAGAGAAAGAGGTGATAATCAGTGGATAAATTTGAAACAAAAGGCTTTCAAGGACTTATGGAATTAGCACAAAAAGAAGCACAAAAAAAAGAAAATTTTGGAAGTGATTTCAATGTTGAACCAACTGGAGATTACTATAAATTAGTAGCACCTTTCATATATCTTTGTTCTTATTTGGAAGATAAAGCAATTTCAATAGCAAGGGGTTTAAATATATACAATGCACAAAATGAGGAATTAGACAATTTGTTATATTTTTTTCCTAGAAGATTTGGAACAAAAGCTCAAGTACATTGTAAAGTTACAGCAACTAATTTTGTAGATGTGTTACAAGGAGACATTATCATACAAGCTGAAAATGGAGTGAAATATGAAAATATAGAAAGATTTGAAGTAGACTCTTCAAAGACTAAAACAATACTATTTCAAAGTCTATTCGAGGGAGAGGAAGGAAACATCCAAATTAATAAAATTGAAAAAGTTATAAAAGCTCCAGCATCAATAGTTGATGTACAAAATGTTGAAATTGGAGAAGGTGGGCTTTCTTCTGAAACTGATTATGAGTATTTAAAAAGATATTTAGCTGGTAATAGCAAAGGTGAATGGAGTTTATTACCTATTTTAAATGCTATAAGAAAATTACCAGGAGTAAAAAGTGCTAATGGGATAAGAAACAATACAATGAATATAGACAGCTTTGGACTTTCTCCAAAAAGCATTTGGATAGTAGTAGATGGAGGAATAAAGGAAGAAATAGCACATGCTATTTATATGCACATTCATACTCCAGATACTAAAGGAAATGTTGTCGTAAATGTTCCAACATCTGTGCCTAATCATTTTGAAACTATAAGATTTGATAGACCTGCTCAAGCAGATATTGAGTATAAATTAGATATAAAAAGTGCTGATGAATTAAAAATAAAAAATTTAATTGATGACTATATTAATGAAGCTGGAATAGGAGCTTTACTATCAAATGGGACATTCTTATATGAGTATCTTTATAATAAAAACTATAAATATACAGATTTTGACTTAAAGTTTAGAAAAAAAAATACTCTTATTTGGAGTAATTCAATTCAATTAAACTTTAATGAAATACCAAAAAGTGCTGGGAGAATATCATGATTGATGAAGTTATAAAGGGTTTACCTTTGTATTTTCAAAAAGAAAATACAATAAAATTTTATAAAACTTTGAAGCCTGTTATTGAATATATAGATAGCTTAATAGAAAATTTAAAAAATCAAACATCATTATTAAAATGTTCAGGGATATTCTTAGATTTTATGGGTGAAAGATATGATGAAAAGAGAAGTGGTCGAGATGATGAGACTTATAGACAAGCATTGATTATTAAAAAAATGGCACTTGATGGATTACCCAATACGGAGTTTTTACTTTCATTAACTAGGGAACTTACTAATAAAGAAGTTACAAAATTAAAAACAAGACCTTTTGAAGAGGTAGCTAGCCAACTATTTAAAGTAAATATGGTTGATGACTTGAAAGTTATAAATAAAATGCCTGATCTGAATAAAGTGTGTGAGGCTGGAGCAAGAATGTATTGGGAACTTGAAATAATCAATAATAAAAGTAATAAATACTACTCATCAATAGTTGAGAGTATGAAAAAAATTGAGATAAAAGCTGATTTTAAACTAGATCAAACTATGAGGATAAATTCAGAATTGAATATAGCTCAAGGGATAGGATTTACTAAGATAATTCAAATAGGAGGGACTACATAATGAGTTATTTTGAAGGCTTAAAACTAACAAAAAAAGGTGAACAACTTCAAGCAAAGATAAATGGAAACTTATCTGAAACTTTAACTTTTACAAAAGCAAAGTTAGGAAGTGGTTCAATAACTTCAAATGATGAGATTAGATTCTTAACTGATGTAAAGGAAGAATGGGGAACAGCAAATGTAACTAGCTGTAAAATACAAGGAGATGAAAAAAATATAGTAGCTATAGAAGTTCAGTTTTCTAATGCTGAACTAAGAGAAGACAAAATATTCAGAGAGGTTGGACTCTACGCACAAGGAAATGAAGGTGAAGAAATTCTTTATGCATATGCAAATGCTGGAGATAAATACGATTATATTCCACTAATGAAAGATAGTCCCCACTCTTTTGTATTAGTATTTTATTTCAATATTACAAGTGGTTCAAAAGTAGATGCTAAGATTGATTTACATAGTTATATAACACATCAAGAGTTCAATGAAGAGATGAGTAAAAAAGTTAATAAAACTAATTATGCTTCAGCTGAGCAGTATGGAATTGTTAAGTATGGAACTCAAGAAAATACAGTACTAGAAGGAAATAAATTTACTCAAATGATGGGGAAAGATTATGGTGGGATATTAAATGAACCAGGATTAAAAACATCTGGTAAAGCATATTGGGATAATAATACAAGAAAGCTATATATTTGTAAAAATAATAATAGTGATATATCTCCAAATGTTAATAATTATATTCCATTTGACAATGGATCAATTTTAGAGAGATTGGAAAATTTGTCAACTTTCAAAATTCAGAAACTATACTCAACACCTGCTGGTGTTGAATTTACTATATTTCAATATGGTCGTTTAATTCTTATAGCTGCATATACATCTGGTACAGAAACATTAAATTATGGAACTACATATAAATGCAATTTACCCTATGATTGCTACAATACAGCAACAGCTATAACAGGAAATAATGGAAGTAGTGGACAATTTAAGTTGGTTAATGATGTTTTAATGGTTAACTCTACTGATAATCAAATGCCCCTTAGAAATACATTTATGGGGCAGTTAACAACTTTTTTAAAATAAAAACTTTTAAATTAACTACTAATTTTAAAAATAAATAAGTCTCTTTGTCTACAAATATAATCACAACTACTTCTTGAAACAGTGACTACATCGTTTGTCGTTAAAAATATAACAGTTGATAAAGACACATTAGATTCTCTCCTGCTATTTATAACAGGAATATTAAAGTCGTGACGAGTGATTAGTTCAGAATTTTTTAATATTTTAACATTTTCGGATGTGTCAACAGTATTTGTGACTCTTTGTGTAGCTGAAATAAAATATAAACCATTTTCTGTTATAGAAAATTTCTGACTCAAAATATCTGAATTTGAGTTCTTAAATACTAAAGAAATATTTCCGCTAATTTTTATATTATCAGTTGAAAAATTTCCATATTTTGTGAATAAATTTTCCAATCTATACAGATTCACTTATGATGAAATAAGTATCCTAATAAAAAATGAAAGGAGGAATAAAAATGAAAACAATAAATTTCTATAAAGATATAAAAAAAGTATATTCAGTATATGCTAATAGTTTAGATGATGTAAAAAATAATCCTTTAAGTTACTACCCAGAATATAGAGAAAATATGATAATAACAGAAGAAGAATTTCAATATCCTATTCAAGACGAAAACGGTCTTAGAGAAATGAAAAAAGAAGAAAAAATTAAAGCTGGGATAGAGGTAACATTAGAGGAAGGAGAAGTTATAAAAAATAAGAAACTTCTAAAAATTGAAAAACCTTCAAAATATCATAAATGGCAGAATAGTGAGTGGGTTGTAAATTTGGAAGAGGTAAAAAATACTAAAAGAGAAGAATTGAAAAGTATTAGAATACAAAAACTTTATGAAAATATTACAGTAAATGGAGATACTTTTCAAGTCAGAAAAGATGATTTAGATAATTTTTGGGAAGTTGATTATATCTTAGGTACAGGAGAAGTTACAGAAACAGATACAAGAAACTGGATACTTGCAGATAATAGTATAAAAACTTTTACATATGCTCAAATAATGAATGTTCTAACAGAGTTTATAAAAAGAAAAGATAAAATATTTGATAAATTTGGTGAGTTATCTATAAAATTATCTACTGCTAAATCAGCAGAAGAAATTGAGAAAATAGAGTGGAAATAAAAGGAGGAAAAATGGGGAAGTTTAGTAAAAGAAGTTTAGACAATCTTGCAGGATGTCATCCAAATTTAGTAAAAATAGCAAATCTTGCTATACAAAGAATTGATTTTACAATAATTGAAGGACATCGAACAGTAGAAGAACAGAGAAAAAAAGTTAAACAAGGTTTTTCAAAAATAATGAATAGTAAGCATTGTGAAACACCTAGTAGAGCATTTGATTTTATTCCATATCCATTTAAACAAGAAGATTGGAATGATACAGAAAAATTTAATAAAATTGGAGAAGTTCTTTTAGAATGTGCAAAAGAACTCGGAATAAAAGCAAGGCGTGGAGCAGATTGGAACTTAAATGGAAGTACAAAAGATGAAGTTCAAAGAGGAAGTTATGATGGGCCTCATTTTGAGTTACTAACTGATGAAGAGTTAAAAAAAATCAAAAAATAGGAGGAATAAAAATGGATAAACAACTATTATGGAAAGTATTGGAAACATTGGTAGCAGGGGTAGTATATTTTATATTAAAATGGAGATACAGTGGAAAAGAAGCTGTTATAAAAGAAGTAGTAGCAGCTGAGGTTAGTTTTGAAGGAAAAGGATTGGGTACTTTAAAAAAACAAGCAGTCCAAGAATTTGTTTCAAAGTTACCTGCTAAACTTCGTATTTTTATCAATGAAAAAACTATTGAAGATGCTGTACAAGAACTACAACCTTTCTTTAAAAAGCTAAAAGAATCCAAAAAATAAAATAGGAGGAAAAAATGGAATTAAGTCCACTACTAACTGAACCAGTAGGAGATAATAAGTGGATTTTAAAAGAAGAGTATAAGTATGAAATAAATGGTTTTGTTATAACAGTACCAAAGGGTTTTATTACTGATTTGGCAAGTGTCCCTAGAATTTTATGGATATTTTTTCCACCTTTTGGCAAGTATACTAGGGCTGCAATCATTCATGATTACTTGTACTCTGAATTAAATGATACTTTTATAAATCGTTATTGGGCAGATAAAATATTTATTTTTATTATGAAAGAGCATGGAGTATCAGCTTATAAAAGAGTTTCAATGTATCGTGCTGTAAGGATGTTTGGGGAACCTTCATGGAAAAGAAAAATTAAAAATGAAGATTATACTGAACAAGCTGTTATAGACCATACAAAAGAAGCCATTAAATATAATAAAGAAATGAAAGAAAAATTAAAATTATAGGTGAGGGAAATGGAGAAAGAAAAGGGAATCATAAAGTTTTTTATAATTATAGGAAGCTATTTAAGTTATTTCATAGGTGGTTGGAGCATATCTATGGAAGTAATGTTTATATTTATGGCTTGTGATTATATTACAGGTTATTTAAGGAGTTTACTTAAAAAGAAATTGTCCTCTAAAACAGGCTATAAGGGCTTAATAAAAAAAACTGGATACATATTTGCAGTGGTGGTTGGAGCTGCACTAGATAGGTTAATAATAGCGAATAACTTAAATGTTCCTATAACTATTCTTGGGTTTCCTATTTCTTTCAAAATTATGATGATTTGTAGTGTAGTAGGAACAGAAGGAATAAGTATAGTAGAAAATCTCAAAGAAATGGGATTAATAGTGCCTTTTCCTATAAAAAAACTATTTAAACAGCTAAAACAAGATGATACAAATGAAGATATTAAAAAATAAAGAGCTTTTCTAAGGCTCTTTATTTTTAAATTTTTTTTAATTCAGGAGATATTATACTGTGAAGTATATAATGATGTCCTTTTTTTTCTTTTATTTTTTCTTTATCCTCTACACTTAAGCTAATTTCATTATAAAATTCTATAATATTTTTAAACTCTTTTATTACATCCCTTTTAATATCGGCATCTAAGCTAATGCCAGAAGGATCAATAGTGAGTTCTAAATTTAAAATATTTAAAGATAAGCCCCAAGCATCTTCTTTTATATCTGTAATTTCAACATTTTTACTTTTTATAAAAACTCCATAAACATCATATAAATTAATTTTAACCATAACATATCACATCCTATTATTTTATCATTTTATTTTACCATATTTTTATCATTTTATTTTGAAATTTTTATCAAATTGTTTTGCGTCTTACACTTCTGAAATAGCATCACTTAATTCATCAAATATTCCTTTTTTATAATTTTTTAATCCATCACTATCTATCCACATTTCAGCATTTTGATTTATATTTTGTGCATATGAAGCTCTCTTTTCTTTAGGAGTATGTTTTATTATATAGTAAAGTAATTTTGAAAGATTATAAGGATTCTGTTTTTCAGTTTCTTCTTTAAATCCAGCACTATAATAAATTGGTGTAATATCTAAACCTGTAGATTCTTTTATACGTTTACTAACTGATTTAACTTTATCATCAAGAAATTCAAGTAATTTAGGTTCAGGTTTATTTTCTTTATAATTCCAATATCTACCTTTCATTGCTACATCAGCTTGATTAATAGCAACAAGGATTCTACTTTTTTTGTCTTCACCAAGATTTGGAATAATAACTTCATTTATTAAATTATAAGAAGTACCAAGATCTCTTGAACTTCCATCTAAGATAACTAATACTAAATCTATTAAAAAGTTTCCTTTTTGATCTTTTTCAAGTAACTTGCTAATAATACCTTTTACATGTCTAGCATCAGCTTCTTTTCCATCACCTAAACCTGGGCTATCCCATAATATAAGATTGTCTAAGTCATAGCGAGTAATTTCCATAGTTTCTGGCTTTGTTCCAGTACCAACCTTAGCAACATCTAGATCAAATAAAGCATTAATTGTTGAGCTTTTTCCACAACCAGTTGCTCCTGTTATCATAAGATTTATTTTTTGCTCTTTTAAATTAGAAAGATTTTTCATCATTTTAATTTTATCTTTTTCAGGAACATTTGACTTCATAATATCATTTTCCATTTCTTCAAAAATCTTTTTTTTATCTTTCATTTTTATCCCTCCATTAATTTAAAATAATATGTAGATATATTATATATTACAGACAAATTAAAAGCAATAAATTATAATTTGGAGATTAATAATATTAAAGGAGCTGTGAAAATTAAACTATCAACCCTATCTAGTATTCCACCATGACCTAAAAGTAAAGTTCCACTATCTT